GGCTCAGATGGAGAGCAAGATCAGAGCTACAGGTTCTAAGTTGTATGATGGTGATTTTAGATGGTTTGATATGTCGCATACGACTATGATGACGTTGTATGAGTTTGCCATGTTTTGCGTGGCTCTTCATATTGGTTATAGCTATGAAGATGCTGTAATCGTTATGAGATTAATCCATTTACATTCCATGTACTTTCTAGAGATGGAAGGCTTCGTGTTTTTATGTAATATTATTTTGAATAGTGGTAGATCAGACACTATTGAGGTGAATGATGTCATTAATCAGATATTGGCGATTTCATGGGTTCTTTATGAAGCTCATGGTAATCGATATATTGATTTATATGATAGATATGTGGAAAGTCACACCGCAGAGTGCGGTCCACCTGACGTTAAGTTGTGGCCACAAGTAGATTTTGTGAACGAATATTTTATGCCGGTTGTGGGAGATGACAACAAGCTGGTTTTAGCTGATAGGCTAACTAAATTAGATCGTTTTAAGATCGAAAGATACGTGTTCTTTTTGAAAATGATAGGGTATTCTTATACCCCGTCTAACAAGAGGTTAGATATACCCATGGATTGGAAATCTATTGATGATCCATCGGTAACATTTTTGAAACGCTCAAGTGTCGTTTATGAAGGCAGGGTGTTTGGGGCTTTAGCGGTGGATTCTATCGCTAAGTCGTTGTGCTTTGTTGTAGGGCTTAAGATCCCGGAAAAAGAAAGAAATCTTGCGGCTTGGTTATGCGCTGAAAAGGAAGCTTTCTTGCATGGTCCTGTTTTTTATGAGAAATTACAGGAAATGGCATTGAAAGCTAACCTCCCGGTTAGACCATTCAAATTTCATTTGAATATGTTTGATAGGGGAATGCTTACCATATGGGAACCACACAGCCCAGAAATGTGTGTGGATGAGGGTAAAATCCTAAGTTTTCCGTATCAGGGAAGCGACTTATCTGTGCTACCACCTTATTTAAAGGACATGGTAACTATGTTCGGGAAGGGCACAGATATTACAATTGAGTTACAAGCTAAAGTTGACAGATTGGGAGGTCAGTCGACTGTTTTAAAATCTCCTACTGAAATTAATATGTCAAAACCAACGTCCGAGACATCAGCACCACCAGTGCTAGCGGACGCCGTACAAATTTGTACGCAAGAATGTCAAGTTGAAGGGGGAAGTAGTAGAACCCCTACTATGTTGTTGGAGCCAACGCGTGAAGATCGCACTATTTTCTCTATACCGAGGAAAATTGCGACCGTTAATGCAGCTCTAGCGAGTACTACTATTGTTCCGGTTGCGTGCTGGACGCTTTAC